TTAAATATCTTTCAGTTTATTGTAGGCTTTCTTATCATCGAGTGCCTTCTGCATGCCCTGTGCTTCTGGTGTGACATTGTTATTCTTCCACCAAGCGGCAATGAGACCAATGACTCCGATCATGCCCGTGACAGCAGCGTCTACCTTTTCAGACTCGAATGGCAGAGGGTCGTACCCCATAGCAAGTAAAGTCGCGTTGAGGAAAGCATACAGCGGGATAGCGAGGCGGATAATTGCTACTGTTTTTTCATTCATACGCGTTCCACCTCGATTTTCTTTTTGTCCCCTTTTAATGCTTTCTCGACTTGCTCCAGAACGTTCTTATCTGAACCGTATGCACCAACTTGCTTCCCGTCGATCTTCACACGGTATATGTCGTCAGCTATAGGTTTCGCCGGTGCCGGTTTTGGCTTGGGTTTCACTTCCGCTTTCACCGGAGCCTTGTCACCCTTCTTGATTTCATTATATCGTTTTGCGATGGCCGCCTTGAACGCATCGCCACGTCCTTCGTCCAAGATACGGTGCGGACAGTTCTTGCCCGACCACTCTTGGTGGAACTTCACGTCTTCTGGTTCGAGTCCGAGTTGAATCAAGGCTTGCGCCGCATATTCGATTGCATTCGTTTCAGCTACCTTGTAACGTGCGCCACCACTCTTCGAGTAGCAGATTTCAATACCGATGGACGCCCGGTTTCCCTGTCCGTTTCCATCCCCTGCATGCCAAGCACTGCGATTGAACGGAATGATTTCGACGACTTCCTTATCATCGATGGCCACGTGGTAGGAAACCTGGTTGTTGTTCAACTTCATGTAGTTCGCTTCGCCCTGTGCTGCCGCGTCATTTGCGGTGTTGTGAATCGTGATGTATTTCGCCTTCATCGGGTATGGTGACTTCAACGGATATTTAGATGCCGGGAGAAAACTTGGTACGATCTTGTAAGCCATAGTGTAGCCTCCTATTTCTATTTGTAAAAAATGCCGATAAGTGCACCGGCTGCGGTGAGTGTAGGGACGAGGATAGCCGACCACTTGCCGATTGTTGCCCAGACACGGTCATGCCGCTTGTCCTGTACCTCGACGTTGAGCTTCTGTTCGGCATGTTGACGGCTTGCCTCGTTCTCGAAGGCGGTCGTGAGGGACGTGATAACCGTCTCCTGGGATTTAAAAAGCCCACGCGTCATTTCCTGTGAATCTCGGATGACCGATCGTGTTTCGCGAGAATTATCATTTAACGTGGATTCAATTTTGATTTGCGAACGTTCGACGGCGCTTAACTTGTCATTGATTGACGTGATGTCAAAGCGCATCTTTTCGTCCGATTGTTCGAGTGATGCAATCCTAAGACCATGATCTTGTACGGTCTGTACGATGGATTCCATGTTGTCCGCTCCTTCCAAGCGATGACCCCCTAGTGTGATTGAGTTGGATGTGAGGCAAAAGAAAAACGCCCTATGGCGTCAGGGTTAAAACTTTAATTTAATGAACCCATTTCGTGTGACGACTCCGATGTAGTCTCCTGTTGTCACTTTAGCAAGTGCTCCGTTTACGATACCAACCTTGTCACCTTTAGAAAGCGTAAGTCCCGTATCTGTAATCGTGAGGTACCCGCCGGTCTTAATGATCCCCTTCGCAGACGGCGCGATATCTTGCAAGGCAACGCCGATCATCAACGAAACGTCATTCGATCCAAGTCGTAAAACGACACTGCCATCGTTGTTGAACATGACAGGTGTACCTTTTGTGATGGTCGTCGTTTCTGCATTCTTGACCAGTTTTGTTCCTTCGTTGATCGTGTAGACTGGTTGCGATCCATCCGTCGCATCAATCAGAATCGGAATTTCTGAACATCCTGTCATGAAGAGATCATAGCGGCACCCGACTCCCGCTTCGTATTCTTCGAATTTCATCAAACCATCGATGTAACACCCTTCGAAATGCAATGCTTCCGTTTGACCACTATTTAGTGTGATGAAACGGATTCCGAAATAACCACCATTGTTGATGAATTTACAGTTCTTAAAACGATGGATTGTTGGTTTGGCGAAAGCCGTATTATTATGGCTACTGTAAGGAGCTTGTGAGTATTCCGTGATAAATTCACAGTCCTCAAACGTAAACTCCATACCGCTGAAGGAACCTTCTCCCCACGCTTGACTGTTTCCTAAACCTGCTAGTTTTTTAAACGTACAGTTCTTGAGATACTTCTTGGCATCTGGATAACCGTAGTCATCGTGAACCGTATACCGACAATTCCGCCCGATGACGGTTAAGTTTTCTAAGCCGCCGTTCCCTTGATAGGCGACCGGTGCAACACGTGCAATCGTCGCAGGAAGCCATGTTTCGGGAATTTCCATCTTCAGTATCGTCTTTTCTTTTTGTCCAGTGCCAACGATGCTGACGTAATCCGGGACAACAAATCCGACAAACGCCGTGTTTTCGATTTCCGCTTGGGTATACATGCTGAGTAAGTTGTACGTCCCTTCATCGAGTCGAAGTTCATACGGTTTTTCTTTTGATGGGGCGACTAAAGATTCCATTGCTGCTCGCAACGTTGGGAAATTAGAAACCTTCACAATCGTTTTATTGGATAGCAATTGTAGATTCAGCTTATCTGCATCTGTAAAATCATTCGTGGATAAACCTTTTCCGTTTTCTCTATCTACTTTCGACGCCAGAAATGTTTCGTTTAGATAAACTGGTGGCGTCAATTCCACTGTGCCATCAAACCAACTGTCTGTAAATTTCAAAAGAGTGTTCTCAAATTCCGCGAGTGCCGGTTCATTGCCGGCTCCGTAGAGGACGGTCAAATCGACGACGAACATTCTGCGGAATTTCACTTGATCATTGGCGACGTACCCACTGTTCGTTGGATGATAGAATCGGAAAGTTGTTGTGTTTATGGGAGTGACGACGCGCGAAATCTTGTTCCAAGCATTCGCAACAGGGACAATGCTGCTATCTACACCACCAAATGAAATGTAAGACGTATTCGCGCTTTTAGGGAAAATATCGCCTCTCACGTAATACTTGTGACCAACGACTGGTGTATGGACACTCGGTTGTTGAATCCGTGAGGATGAGACCAAACCGACAACCGTGTAAATCAATTCGTTGTTTGCTGCACTAAGCGTTCCATTCGAACCTGATACCGCATCCCAGAAGCTTGTATTTGTAAAATTACCGTTTGCGATCACATTCGTTGCAACTGTCGCGTTTTTTACAAGGGCCGTTTGATAGGAACCGCCAGCAATCCAACTTGAACCATTCCAGTAATTCCATTTGCCGTTATCAGAGGTGATATAAATGTTCGTGCTGCCACTTGGATATGCATCGGCTAAAGACTGGAGATTTGAAAATGTCCCACGTGGTGCTCCAGTCGACAAGGAAGAATAAAGCACTTCCAACCGTTGCATTTCAGACTTCAAAAGAGCATCTACACCCGTAGCGAGTGCATTGAAGTCACGCGGGATTTTTACACTAGACATCCCATTAAGTAGGGGTAAATTGTAGTTATTCGTCCCCATCACTCCGCCCCCAGTCGTTCCGCCACATACGGACGTAATTTCTCCGGCACGCTCTCAAGTGTCCGCATATTGGCGCGAATCAACTTCACGTACGCATCAATCAATTTCACTTCGAAGGCATTCAATTCTTCCACTCACACCACTCCGTTCATTTCGTATAACGTCACGAGCATGTCGAGCAGCATCAAGTTCTCGTCCTTGAGCGCCTTAATCTGTTCATCCCGCAACTCTTTCGCCGTCTTCGGTTTCGGCTTCGCTTCTTCTGCGAGTCCGTGTTCAAACAACGCCTCAAAGTTTTCCTGCACGTACCCAAGCAGATTGTCCCGGTCGACGATGGATAACTCAACTTCATCCCACTCGTAATAGGTGCGATCCAAATTCTCCTCATCATCCGCTTTCAAGACGACGTTCTGACGGAGACGGACCTTCGCCTCCCCATTCTCGACGCAACGGATCCACACGGGTTCCGGTGATGCATTCCCTCTGACTTTCATTCATCCACTCCCTTTCTTAATACGCGAGCCGGGCGCTGACCCGTGGATATTGCCCGACGCTGAACCATGTTGTTGCCGTGTTCATCCGGAAGATACCGGCAATGTAATCCTCTGACCCATCCCCACCGACGTGAACATTTGAACTCGCTGCATACGTTGCATAGTCATACAATCCGGAATTGGATGTCCCTTCAATCGTCTTCGGCAGGAAGCCTGCTTCACCCGCCGTGAAGATGTCTGATGTTTGCCCGATGACCTCCCCGACGAATGCAGTCTGAATCGTCGTTGTGTAACCCTGCCCCGTGTTGTTAAACGCACGGTTCCCAATCAAGTAGGCATTACCTGTCGTGATGAAAATGCCGTCCACGTAACGGCTCATGGCTCCAAAGACATCCTCGATGCCGCGGTAACTGACGACGGTGTCTGCACGGACAAATCGATTCGCAACCGTCTTGCCGTACGTGTTGTTGCCGTGAACAGCTGTTGCCCCGACCGTCAACTTGTTTTGGTTCTCAAATCCACCGTACGAGTTGTTCGTGTCTCCGATGCCGATGGCAGCCTGTGAGTTGAAGTTGGCGAACTCGACGAGGTAGAGCAGTTGAACTGCGCTGACGAGATGGAAGTCCTCGATGCCCCATCCGGCGCCATGCGACTGTGCCATGTCCCGGAACGTCCCGATATCGGTATAGTTGAGAGCGATGACGTTTGAGTAGGAAAAAAGCTTGTTCCCGACCTTCGAGCCAAGGAAAGCCCCGACGTAGCGTTTTTCGACCTCGTCTGCTCTGCCTGTGCCACGATCACGATAGAATGCCGGGTGAATCGTGAACCCTGCTGTCGGACCGTTGGCAATCCAGAACTCGTACCCGTCTGCCGTTTGCGTCTTCTTGTACCAGAACTTCGGAATCTCGACCATGACGTTGCCTTTTGTCCCGTCGTGCGCGAACGTCGGATCGCCTTGATAAGACGTGACGGTCCCGTTTGCCGCGAGGTTACAACGACGCATGCCGCCCCATGGATAGACATTGTTGAAATCACTCGTCTTGACACCTTCTGCCGTCGAGACATTCCGTCCGACCGCATCCCCTAAGCGCGTGACTTGTCCCGTCGTCTTGTTCCACGCAAGACCAAACGAGAGGACTGATTGTGGGGTTGCCTTGACCCGGTTCGTCGTATTGCCATTCGTGTTTTGTGCAGCATCACTCGGGAACAACTGATAAAAGTATTCCAGTCCGTTCGTCAGCCCGTTATCGACATAACCATTCACTTTGTACTGATCACGTACCGTTGAAGTGACAATGGTCGTTCCGTCGTTGGCATTGGCAGGATAACTCCCAAGTTTGCGAACAACCCGTGTGGCGAACCAATCAGGATCAACCGGGTCTCCCCATTTCACGGTGACGGATCCACTGGCTGTATCTGCCGCAAGACCTGTGACGTTGCCCGGAGGCGTTCGGTCGATATTCGTCTGGACGTTGCGCCATCGGTTGATGATGCTGTCGAATTTGAGCGTGTCGTTGTCTTGCAGGTTCGTGATTTGCACTTCCTTGTCGCCGATCTTGTAGGCAGGTAGTTGCGCTGTTCCGACTCGACCGTCTGGACCAAGTCCGGCGTAGCCATTCGGCTTGTTCCGGTTCGTCTTACGCTCCGTCTTCTCGAACTCTTCCGTCAACTTGGCATCCAGTTCTTCCGCCAGTCGGTTATGATCACCAACGACATCAGCCGGCAGTGAGTCATCGAGCTTCGTCAGTTGATAGTTGGATGTTTTGCTCATGTGTTGTCCTCCTTGCGTGTGAGTTGTTCATACGTCAGCCCACTCGCTTCGAGGGCGTCATATGTCGTGTAGCGCGCTTCTGCTTCGTCATACGTGTCGTAGTCGAGCTTGCGGACGAGCAATTGCTTGTACGTGAGGTTCGCCGCTTTGAGTTCGGCGTAATCATCGAAGTAGTTCTTGACCGTGTGATACGTCGTGAACTTGAATTTGTAGACGATGGCATAGTACGCCGGAATGTCCCGTGCCAAGGCTTGTTGCACGTCCTCGATGCGCTCCGGTATGCCGTAGGTATCGCGGAATTCAATCGTATAGATGAAGTTGTCGTAATCGATTTCAATGTCGACGAGACCGCCCGTGAACACGCCTGCCTGCTTCTCGAGGTCCTCGATGGTCAAGGCTTTCCCACCCCGCATTGCGGCTCGCAAACGGGAACGTCGGGCGTCCAAGGAACGGGCAATGCCATCCCGGAGTCCGTAGAAGTCTTCCTTCAAAGAAAGACCCCAATCCGTCGCCGTCTCAATGAGCAGCTCCGAATAGAGGTACCGGTCAATCGTCTCCTGTTGTTGGCTGAGCGCATGTGCCCCGGCGAGGAAGATGCTGTTCATGTCGAGGTGTTCGCGCCAGTAGTCCGCGCTCATGTCGAGAAATTCCTGCTGCATGTCGCGTGCTAAGGGTGTGACGAGGATCATGTCAACGTCACCGTCCCGAGTGTCGCGATTTCCTTTGTGCCCGGCGTGATGTTTGCCGTCCCACCATTGACGAGCAGATTCTCGACGTCGACCATGCCCGGTTGGTCAATCAGCAGGTTGAACAGCTGGGCATACCGGATCACGTCACCCGAAAAGGCCCGCTCGGCCAGGTAATCCTGCAGCGCTTGTTCAAACGCGACTTCGGCATCCGCAAATACGGCGTCCGTTTCGATCGTGATGTTGGCCTCAATGGAGATCGGTAAGGGAGTCGGGGCGAACACGAGGTTATTCGCAATCAGCGCTCCCTTGGCACTGACCTTGGCTTGGGCTTCCGCGACCTGTTCTGCTGTCGGCATGCCTTCTTTTGACGCAACGAGGACTGTGACGCTACCCGGCGTTGGATCCGCTCGGAAGACCTTCGCCTTCGTGATGCCCGTCGCTTCAAGGGCCCACGCTTCGTAATCGTCGAGGTTGCCGGCACCGGATAGGTTTCGGGCGACGAGCCGCATCCGGGCTTTGAGGTCGTCGTCGGACTCTTGATCAACGCCTTGCACGATGGCTTCTTCATTCTTGACGGTCACGATATCCCGGAAGTCACCGTCGACCGTGTTGATGGCACCGCGTACCGGATTGTACAAAATGCCGATATCCGCCGCGGTTGCCGTCGTACTGGCTGTACCAGGAATTAGGTAGTCCGGGTCCGGCTGTTCTTCCGGCGGTATCAGTTCAACATCGGTATCGAGCAGGTATTGCAGACCGGATTCGGTATACAAAAAAGTCCCTTGTGGCACCGTCACTGCGTAATTAGCAGATAGGGTCACAGGGACTTTCGCTTTGACACCGGGCTTGCGCCCTTCGTTTAGGACATCTTTTGCATGTTCATCTAGAAATCCGCCGTATGACAACTGAGGAATTGCGGCTCTGATTCCAAACCGTACATCGTTTGCAATGTTCGCCGCTACACTCGCAACCGGTCGAGTAGCGTCCCAAATGGGTTCACCTACTTCAGTCATTGCTTTTGAATCATTCTCCTCAACTACTCGAAGCATTTCTTCGTGGACTTCATCTGAAGTCACATACAACATCTCTAACTCAGGATTGATTTCATATTCCGAGTCCATCTATACTCACCTCTTCCGTCGTTCCGTTATTCGGCGTGATATAAAAGCTGAACGAGATCTTGTCGCCATCGAGTTTGACGTTTCCAACTTCAATCGATTGCACGTCCGGTAATTCAATTACTGCGAGTTCACAGTATGCTTGAATTTCGTTTTCAATTGCCTCGACGTTCGGAAATGCCTTGTTAACCATCGTATATAAGTACGAGCCGTAAAAATCAGTCTCAACATCGTTCAGCGTCGTGATTTTCGGATATACATCAACTTGTCCGCGCGCTGTAACCATATACTTTGCCGCTCGATGAACGGTAGCTAAGTCTCCATCTACTTTTCCGCTGAAGCGCCCTGTCCGCCAATCAATAGACCAGGTAGTCGTCCGTGCCTCTACATTAATATCTTGACCTGTCACGACGTTTAGCTCACTATCTTCATCCTCAATGTCGAGCAACATTTCATCAAACACGTCGTATTCGTCTGCCATATCACACCTCCTTAGAAATCAAAGAATTTTTCGGGGTCCACTTTATTCGTAATGCCCTGAGCCCACACTGGATCACACACTTCGAAATGAAGGTGTGGTCTATCTGACCATCCTGTATTACCGACAACACCAATTTGTTCACCAGTTTTGACGTAGGAACCCGCTTTATGAGGAGACATCGTATTCATATGCGCATAAACAAATTGTTTTTCCCCACCACCGAGTGCCCCTTGCGCGATAATGCACCATCCGTAACTATTTGAGTAATAGTTTCTCAGGATAAGCAAATTTGTTACCGCCTGAAGTGGTGTTCCTATATCAGCAAGTAGATCAATACCGGCATGCGGTACAGTTCCAGTAATGTAGTGAACAATCGTTCTAAAACGATAAGCACCAACAGTGTATGCATATTTCTTTTTGTCAATTGGAAGCACAGAGCCTTTTATTGCTACCGGTTGTTCGTCCCCAAACTCACTGTTCGAAGGTGGACTATACTCCGGTTCGGGCGTTTGATCGTATTTCGAGAGCGTGAGGTTCATCTTGTGGCCATACTGATCCAACGTGTGCCGATGGTCTTTGATGTACCAAGTCCCTTTGGCTGTTGCAATCGTCGTATCAAACTTGACCTTGCGTCCGGCCAAACCGACGACGTGACCCGGCAAAGCGACACTGACAGTTCGTTCTTCCCGCATGAGCGTCTCACGTAATTTCATGACGGCATTTGCCATTTCTTCTTTTGAAGCGTGCTTGCCGGAAGCCGTTTTCACGATGACACCTAGCTTTGTACCTAATCCGAAGTTGTTGATATCTTCATACGATATTTTTCCTTTGTTTTTGTCTGGCTTCGCGTCACCGCCTGCTGGAAGTTTGTCGGGATCCGTAATTAGTGAATCGGGATCGCCACCAAATCCGGCATATATGGTTTCTGCCAGTTTTTTGTATGCCAGCGCTTCCGCTGTTTGAAGATATCCGAACCAGAAATGTGCCATTTCCCCGACGCTCATTTTGACGCCTTTATTTTTAGCGGCCGCTCCTTTTTCATTCAGGAAGATATCCGCTGCTTTCTGCATGTTATATTCACCATTCAGCAAGCGATTAGCGTCCACTGGTGTGTCGACGGCACCCGGAATGATTTGGAACAGTCCGTACGCTTGCCCGTATCGAGTAGGCGGACCGATGGCTAACTCGTCACCAGCGGACTCGATGGTCATGATGGTCTTTAAAAACAAAGGATCGATACTTTTTTCCTTGCCTACCTTGACCATTAAGTCATTCCATTTGTCTGTCTTAGCGATTGAATTACCCAGTCCTTGGCGGGTACCTACTGTGTCGGGACCTTTATAATCCGCAGCCGTTTTCAAGGAGCTCGAGGTATCCGATGTCCCAGTCGCCTTCGCGCCTGATTCAATTTCGCCAGTATATTCGATTACTGTATACGTGTTTTGCGCATCAATCGTCGTCCGCACTTCAGAGGCACTGTCTTTCGCGATGATGACCCCGTCCATCGCTCCACGCTCTCTCAGTTCCAACCGTCCAGCTTTCGAACGGATGTAATAGCGTTTACCGGTCTCGACTCGTTCCATTGCCATCACCGTCTGTAAAATCGCCTGCCTCGTTTCACCCACGAACTCCAGCCCGAAATAGTTTTTCTTCGTCTTGGCGACGTAACCGACCTTTTGCCCGATTTCTTCAACCAACCGAACGAATAACTTCTCGAGCGTGATTTCCTGTGAGACGACGGTCGCTTCACTCCGAAACAGATAGTAGGCATTGTCATGACACGTCAATGAGACGCTACTGTCGCCATTCCGTTCACATTTGAAAACGCGTCCCTCAAATAGGAGTTTTTTCGTCGTGGTGTAGACGCGCACTCGTTCCCCGGTGTCGTACGGAACACCTGCTGAACCACTGATCTCAATCGTTGCCGTCTGATAGAAGTTATCGACGCCACCGGCGATATCGACGCGTGACACGTAAGGGGTGATCGTATACCGTTTCTTTTTTCTGCGGTGATAATAATAGACATTCATCCGAAACGTACCAAGACATAATACCGGTTGATGACCCGGTCGTGCAGCATGAGTACACGTTCGCCCTCTTTCACTTTCTTGACGATGTCCGCATTCCATTTGGCCCCTTTGATGCTGTCGGAGGAACCGTCCGGTCGCACTTCGAGTGGCGACAACTTCGTGACCGTCCCTTCGAGTGTTCGCGTCGGCGCTTTCGGTGCCTTCTGATGAATGACGCTTAAAATCTCTTCAGCTGCTCCCATTCGATCCCTCCTATTTCACCGTGATGGTTTTGACTTTCGGTTTGCGTTCCTGATGAATCTGCATCGTATAGACGATGTCATGCGTCCCTGGCTCGTATCCCCATTCAAAACTTCGAATGTTCCCCCAAATCGCTCGTTTCATCGCCGGTATCTTAATCAGCAGGCGACTCTCATTTTCCTGTCGATCCTCGAACCATTTGGCGAGTGTGACCGGGTTTTCATAACCGGTTTGCGAAAATTCATACTTGTGGCCGGGGAAATAGGACTGAATCGGGAAGGAAATCGAACTGAGCGCCCCTGTACGGGTGTGCGTCCGGCGTTCGAGTGTCCCGACATCTTCATAGCTTCGCGAGCGTGAAAAAGGTAATGACTCAGGAAGAATAGGAATCTTCTTGGTCATCACCTTATTGACGGTCACCTTTTTATTTTTGTAGACGTAGACCGTGACGTAACGGCCGTTGACTTTACGCTTCTCCGCTACCTTGACCCGCTTCGTCTGCGTGCCGGTGTAATGGAGTTCAAAGTAAATATCGATTGGACTCTTACTCATGTTTTTGCCCCCGCTAACGTCAACTCACGCGCAAATCGAACCATCAATCGTTCAATATCGGCTTCTTCTCGAATCGTGACGCCATTCATGTTGACTGTGATGGATGGGTTGTTTGACATCGCCGAGTTGTTGATCGTGCTTGTATTCTCGCTGCGTGTGACGACCCGCTCTCCTTCGTGCAATGTCGCGAGGTAGCCGTCATACGGTACATAATCAATTCCATTGGCGTGACTGCCATCCGGTTTCTTTGCTTCTGACGGGAACCCTTCCATTACCCATTTGAGAAGTCCACGTCCACCTTTCGCACCTTCGGGCATCCAAAGAGCACCATCTACTTGTTTTTGTAGTCCACCTTCTTGCGCGATTCCCGTGATTTTACCCATCTTGTCGCCCCACTTGTCGAGTTCGATGAGTCCTTCCCGCATCTTATCGATTTTCTTGGCGATGCCAGACAGTGTATCCCCGAAGTTTTTGAATGTATCTGTCGGTTTCTTCAAATCGCCACCTGTTAGAATCGTGACCATCGTCATAAATGTTTTGCCGGTGGATTTCAGAATTTTTTCGAGTCCGTCAAACGTACTACTGGACCACTCCGTGATATCTTTCCATGTAACCTCCACACCGTCACCTAAACCAAAGACATCGTGCAAGAATCCTTGGAATTTACCGCTCATCGTACTCGTGAACTCATCCATGCCTTTTTGGTCCGCGAACAGACTGTTTACACTCTTCATCGCCGGTCGGATTTCATCTAGCATCCCCTTACCCATCGTGGCAAAGATACCTTGCGTATTCGATTTCAACTTTTCCCATTGTCCCATCGTTGATTCGTTGATTTCTTTCACATATTCCGAAGTGAAACCTTGACTGCTGAGTAACTGATCCACCGCTTCAAGGTTCGTCAGCCAGTCATTGCTGGCGCTAACGCCCGCTGCCGATAAGGTGGAGCGCGACATATTGAATCGTTCCGCAATCGACGTCATATCACCGGACATGACCTCACTGATGGCAACCTTTGCCCCTTCCATCCCACCGCCCATTGCTTCGGACGGGTTTTTCGTGGCGAGTCGTTCGGTGATGGCAATTCCTTGGGCAATCTGTTCCGGGTCCTTCGTGCTGTTCAAGAACATCTGCGCCGTGTCCATGAACGGTTGATCCGCAAACATCGATTCCATTCCGGCCGCTTTCGTTTGGTCGTAGATGGTCTTCCCAAGCTCCGGACTACCACTTAATCCCTCGATACTCATCTGCGTCATCTCTGCGGTCATGGCGGGTTGAATCATTCCATCGATGATACCTTTCGTTGCAAGTCCTGCCAGCGCAACGCCTGCCAATCCTGCCGCCGCCGTGATGCCGCCGAGAATCCCCGTGACACCCGCAAGTCCGGTCGTCAGTCGACCGATGGAGTTTGATCCTTCTGCCCCGATGCGTGTCAGACCGGCACCCATCCGAGAGAGGAACCCGCCGGAGCGGTCCATCTCGCTGTTCGTGTCTTTGAGCAGGTCTTTCGTCTTGAGGAACCGTCCATTGACGTCACGCAGGCGCCCGTTGGCGTCCCGGTAGGCTCCCTCTAAACGTTTTGCTTCCTTTGCCGCTTCGCTCGTCTCTTTCGCCAACTCGTCCATGCCTCGAGAGGTACTTTTCGCGGCTTTTTCGATTTCGCTCATGCGGCTCGATGCCATGTCCTTTGCGTCGAACACGACCGTATACCGTTTTTCCGCCATTTACATCACCCTCCCGATTCCATGTTTGAGTCGTTCCTGTTCTTCTTCCAGTTGGACCATCAACGAGTTGTAGGCATATCGCTTCTGTCCGTCGGTCCAGTTGTATACATCGTGTGGAGGGATGCCGTGCAGTCGGAAGATATGGTGAAGCAGGAAGTCTTCCGTGATTGGTTCCCCTTCAATCCGTGTCATTCCGTCTGGACGCAACCCTCGCATTAGTTTTTTAGTTCTTTATCCTCTTTTTTTACTTTTTCTTTCGGGATAAAGCCGAGACATTCCATGGCTGCCGCTTGGATTACCTTTTCTTCTGCAAACGTAATAACTTGTTTAACCGCTTCAACCGCATCGAATGTCGTATCTAATTCGAGTGCCTCATACAGTTCACCATTGAACACAAGTTCTTCGTTGTGATCATGAAGGCTTTTTACCACGACTAGTGCATCAATCCGGTCACTACGTAACTTTTCCGAAACCGGAAGCTCTTTGTCACCATGTTTAACCGGCCGTGATGCTTCGTCGAGGATTTCTTTATACTTTTCGGAAGAAATTTTAACGAAAAACGGCGTATCCGCGAGACCTTTTAGATCGACCTCAATTTTCATTTCTTCTTCTTTGCGTTTGAGTAGCTTTTCGATTAGTGATTGGTTTGCCATTATGTTGTGCCTCCTCTTGGATTAAGTAAAAAGAGAGCGGTCACCCGCCCTCCGTCATCGATTGTCGCCGTTCTTGATTTTCAAACCTGTCGCAACGAATGCGAATTCTTTGTTGGCGGTTTCACCAACCTGCCAGTTCGCAATGTCACCATTTGTTAATTTAATATTTTGAATAGCGTAAGAGAAACGTTCACCAGACTCCCCATCGACGATTTCCGCGATGATATCGAGTCGGTCTTGACCGCGGAATTCTGTACCACTCAAAATCATCTTTTGGAGGTATTGTGAGTATTCAAGCGCGCC